ATAGCAATTATATTAGTTTTAGGCTTAAGTTCTTATTATTTATATAATCAAAATCAAATACTGTCTAAGAATAATGCACTACTAGAAGGAGCAATAGCTACACAAGAAGAAGCAATCAAGTCTATTCAAGCTGATTTTGAATTACAATCAGGACAATTAAATGAATTAAGTCTCAAAAGCCAAGCAGCACAAAGAGAATTAAATAGATACACAAAATTCATACAGAACTATGAACTATCTGCAAAAATTCTTGCAGATCCAATAAAAATGGAAAGGAAGATAAATAATGGTACAAAACATATTATGGAAGAAATCGAAAAACTTAGCGGTACAGTTGACTCTCTTGATGATGGTTTGCAGTTGCAGCCTAATTCCAACTAAGCAGATAGAAGTTACAGCAAAGCCACTAGAAAGAAAAATAGTGCAACCGGTCATGCCTAGAGAGATTGATTTGCAAGAACCTATGTGGATTGTAGTAACTCCTGATAACTGGGAAGATCAGTTAGCAAGAATAGAAAAACAAGAAGGTGAGTTGGTATTTTTAGCAATGACAATACCAGATTATGAAATTATGGCTTATAACATGCAAGAATTAAAAAGGTATATAAATGAACTTAAAGAAGTTGTTGTGTATTATAGAACAGTTACTACAATTACAGAGGAATAAAAATATGAAGATATCACAAGAAGGTTTATCGTTAATTAAAAAGTTTGAAGGTTGTGAATTAAATTCTTATTTATGCGCCGCGGGAGTTGCAACCATAGGTTACGGAAGCACCCATGGAATACAAATGGGTATGTCTATATCTAAAGCAAGAGCAGAAGAATTATTACTAGAAGATATTTCTAAGTTTGAAGATATAGTTGATAAGGCAGTTACAGTTGCTTTAGATCAACATCAATTTGATGCTTTAGTATCTTGGACATTTAATTTAGGTGGTGGCAATCTTAACTCTTCTACTATGTTAAAAGTTATAAATGCAGGTGATTACGAAGATGTACCTGAACAAATTAAAAGATGGAATAAAGCGAATGGTAAAGTATTAGAAGGTCTTATAAGACGTAGAGAAGCAGAAGCTTTACTTTTTGCAGGAAAGGAGTGGCACGAGGTTTAATATGCCGTTACAGAAAATTACATTTAAGCCAGGTATTAATAGAGAAGGCACAGCTTACGATAACGAAGGCGGTTGGTTTGATTGTAATTTAGTTAGATTTAGAAAAGGCAGACCAGAAAAATTTGGTGGCTGGGAAAAAGAAACATCAAATACTTATCTAGGAAGTGCTAGAGCCTTACACGCATGGATATCTCTTGAGAGCACAAAGTTTTTAGGAGTAGGAACACATTTAAAATATTATATAGAGGCTGGTGATTCTTTTAATGACATTACGCCAATAAGATCTACAACTTCTGCTGGCGATGTAGTATTTGCTGGGTCTAATGGCAGTTCAATAATTACCGTTGCAGATACAGCTCATGGTGCTGTGCAAAATGATTTTGTAACATTTAGCGGTGCTGCTAGTTTAGGTGGGTTAGTTACTGCTGCTGTTTTAAATCAAGAGTACCAAATAGATACGGTTGTGAATGCTAACAGTTATAAAATTACTGCTAAAGATACAGCAGGATCTACAGTTACTGCTAACGCATCTGATAGTAACAACGGTGGCTCATCTGTAGTTGGTGTTTATCAAGTAAATGTTGGTTTAGATGTATATGTAGCTGGTACTGGTTGGAGTGCTAACGGATGGGGAGAAGGAACTTTTGGTAGTACATCTGCACTTAGTGAAACAAACCAGTTAAGACTATGGACACATGATAACTTTGGTGAAGATCTGATGATAAACCAAAGATCTTCTGGTATTTTTAAATGGACTGAAGAAGACGGTGTAGGCGCAAGAGCTGTGGCTTTGTCAGGCATATCTGGAGCTAACTTAGTTCCTACTAAAGGATTACAAGTAATTACATCTGAAAAAGATAGACATCTTATTGTATTAGGATCTGATCCTATATTAGGTTCTACACGAACTGGAGTTGTAGATCCAATGCTTATAGCTTTTAGTGATCAAGAAAACGCTTTAGACTTTGAGCCATTATCAACCAACACAGCAGGATCACTTAGGCTATCTTCTGGTTCATCTATTATTGGTGGTGTTAAAGCAAGACAAGAAACATTAGTTTGGACTGATACTGCTTTATATAGTATGCAATTTATAGGGCCTCCATTTACTTTTGGAATTAATTTAATTAATGAAGGCACAGGTTTGATAGGCCCTAAGGCCGCAATAACAACTCCTAGTGGAGTTTATTGGATGAGTTATAACAACTTTTATTCATACAATGGTAGTGTGCAAACTTTACCATGTTCAGTACATAACTACGTTTTTGGTGATGTAAACCTTGGTCAATCATTTAAAATAAATTCTTTTACTATAAAAGATAAAAGTGAAGTAGGTTGGTTCTATTGTTCAGCCAGTGCAACTGAAGTAGACAGATATGTCATGTATAACTATGTAGAAGGACTATGGTTCTATGGACAATTATCAAGAACTGCATGGCTTGATTCAGGTATTGTTAATTTCCCAAGAGCTACAAGCGATGGTTTCTTATATAAACATGAAGAAGGTTTTGATGATGATGGCTCTCCAATGACTAATGTATTTATAGAAAGCTCTGATTTAGACATAGGAGATGGTGAACAATTTTCTTTCTTAAAAAGAATAATACCAGACTACAAATTTTTACAAGATAACAACAATGGTAATGTCAATATTGTGTTAAAAACTAGAAATTTTCCTGGAGACTCACTTGTAATTAATTCAACTAATGCAATTACTTCATCTACGCAACAAGCCTTTGTTCGTTGTAGATCAAGACAAATAGTGCTTAGATTTGAATCTGATGACAATGCAACAGCAGATGGTAATTTATCAATAGGATGGAGGTTAGGAGCTACTCGTATAGATATAAAACCAGATGGTAGGCGATGAGTAAAATATTACAAACGCAATTACCTATTGCATCTGATACTGTTACTTCTGATGTTTTTAATAGACTAATTAGAATATTAGAAATAAACCTTGGTGCAGTAGATTTAGATAACACGCGTCAGATAAATGAAGCAGATAAAAATACTTTGCAGTTTAATCCGGGTAGCATTATATGGAATACCAGTATAGATGTTTTACAAGTGTACACAGGAAACAGATGGATTGACGTTGAAAAAAGAGGTCTTGATACTGGCTATGAAATGCAAGCTCAACTAGGTAATGTTACTGTTACTACTGATGGCAACGTTACTGTAAACGTAACTGAGAACATTACAGGATTTGGTGTTGAAAGATGGTACAGCTAGCAGAACAAAAAGAATACAAGTTGCAAAACTTATTATTAGCATACCCAAGTGATTGGTATATTAACAAAGATACGTTTAATGCTGTAAAAGATTCTATACAACCTATAGTTAATTTCTATGAAGATAACGGTACTAAACCATTAAAAGAAACAAAACTAGACAATATAATAAAAGAACCACTTAAAGATGTTTACACGGTGCCTTTCTTTTCAGAAAAGTTTTGTGGCATATTATTAGACGAAATGAAGCACTTAGAAGCATATTATGGCTTTCAACCTAACCCAGAAGAAGATGATTTGCGCCAAATACCTGAAATAACTTTTCAAGATAATTGCCCTGAAGTCTACCAATCTCTTATGCAAACGATATATACTATAGGCAATCCTATATTTTTGAATATTTGGAATAGGCACGTAGATGATGGTGCAATACAAATAGCCAACTATAATTTAAGGGATAAAAAACAAGGCGCATGGCATCATGATGCTAGTGCTGATATTAGTATGGTAGTTCCTTTGAACACTGGAAAGTATAAAGGTGGCGGAACTGAGTTTTTGAAACGTGGTACAGTTGAGCCATTGCCTACAGGCCACGCTCTTATTTTTCCGAGTTTTACTCACATGCACAGAGGACTTGCAGTAGAATCAGGAGATAGATACTTATTAGTATTTTGGTTAAAATGTTTACAGGAATAATTTGAGCATGAATAGAATAGACAACTCAGGTACAGGCATAGCAGGATTAGGTAGAAACGAAGATAGTATGCTTGCCCACGTAGCACCAGGAGAAATGGTAGTCCCACCAGTTATCTCTCCAAAAACACAACAAATAATACAACAAGAAATGATGTCTGCTGGACTAGATCCAAATGAATATACTGTGGGCGAAGGTATGTCTATCAACCCAATTACAGGTATGGCTGAGTTTGGGTTCCTTAAAAAGCTAGGTAAAAGTTTAAAGAAAGTAGTTAAGAAAATAGCACCTATTGCAGCTATTGGGTTTGGTATTGCTGGTTTGGGAGGTGTTGGCCCATTGAGCGGGCTACTTGGTAAAGGAGCTGCTTCATCAACTACAGGTAAATTTTTTGGGTCTGGTGGTAAATTTAGAGCTGGACTAGGTGGATTATTTGGGGGTAGCGGTGGAGACACACCTACTGATCAGACTGGTGGTAGTTTTTTTGGAATGAAAACTCCTGATATGATTGCAGATATAACGGGAAGTTCTAACTCAAGAGCAGCAAGACGTGAAGAAGGTGGTGTTGGTGGGTTAAGTCCTGCAATGCTAGCAATGGCTGCTTTATATGGTAAAGCTGTTAAAGAAGATTATAAGAAGAAAGAAGGTGGTATGAAAGACATAAGACAGTCAATAAGACCAGATTTAATGCCAGCAAAAACGTTTCAAGGTTTTGATTTAGGTGTAAGAAAAAATGCAGCTGCGGGCGGACTACAAGAACTAGACATGCGTATGGGCGGCCCTTCAGTAGGTCCGGGCACAGGAACAAGTGATGATATAGCAGCTATGTTAAGTGATGGTGAGTTTGTAATGACTTCAGCAGCTAACAATGGTTTAGGCGGATTTAAAGTAACTAAAACAGAAACAGGTTTAGAAATGACACCTAATGGAAAACCTAATAGAAAAAAAGGTGCACAAAATATGGATCAACTTATGAAAGTATTTGAAAACTATAACGATATAGGTGTAGCATAATGCCTAAATTTAACTTAAGTTCTATTATGGCTCCTATTGGCAGACCTAAATCTATAGGTGGTGCAGGTGGTGGTAAGTCAGATCCTAGAGTAAGTGGTGGATTTATGCCACAACCAGCTTTTGATCCAAGTAACTTACAAAGACAGATAGGTGGATTACAAGAACAAATAGGTAACATACCTTCGTTTGATCCTAATCAGTTTGCTACTAGAGATGATTTAGAAAACAGACCAATTTACGATGATACGGCATTAAGAGATCAAATAACCTCAATAGGTCAACGTCCAGGTTTTGATGACTCAGCTTTAAGAAGTATGATTGAACAGAATGCTAACAGACCTAGTTTTGATTCATCAGGCTTACAATCACAAATAGGTGGTCTACAAGAACAATTTAAAAACATACCTCAATTCGATGACTCCCAATTACAATCACAAATAGGTGGATTGCAAGACCAGTTCAGCAACATGCCTCAGTTTGACGATTCTAATCTAAGGCAAATGATTGAACAGAATAAAAATAGGCCTCAGTTTGACGCAAGTGGTTTACAGTCACAAATAGGTGGGCTACAAGATCAATTTAGTAACATGCCTCAGTTTGATGACTCTTCTATAAGACAAATGATAGAAGCAAATAAACAACAAATAGGTAACATACCTCAGTTTGATTCTAGTCAATTACAATCTCAGATAGGTGGTTTAGAAGATAGATTAGGTAATATGCCTCAGTTTGACGATTCTAATCTTAGACAGATGATTGAACAAAACAAGAATAGACCACAGTTTGATCCGTCTAATTTACAAAGTGGTATAGCAGGCTTACAAGACAGAATGCAAAATATGCCTCAGTTTGATCCTAGTCAGCTTCAAAATAGATTAAAGACATTAGAAGGTAACAAACCACAAGATATGTCTGGTTATGCTAGAAAAGAAGACTTACCTTCGTTTGATAGACAAAAGCTTATAGAGGAAATACAAAGTGGTATAAATATTCCACAGCCACAAGTCCCAAATATGTCTGCTTTTGAATCAAGATTTGCAGATATGCAAAAAAGAATAGAAGGTTTATCACAAAATCAAATAAACCAACAGCTACCACTTGGCAATACAGGATCTGAATTGGTAATGCCAGAGCCTGACCCCGTTCAATATCTTGGCGGTAATCCTAACTTTAACGAGCAAGGCCCGTCTTTTGATCCAAGACAAATGCCTGCTGCACCAATAGTGCAAAGACCAGGTATGGGTAGACCACCAATGCCACCATCAATAGGCGGCCCTGGTGGAGGTATAACTTCTATAGGGCAAGGAAGACCAACACAAATTGGCACTCCAGATGCAGGTTTACCGGGTATGCCAGGATATATTAACCTTGACGATTTTAGAAATACATTAGGTCAAGGTGTCGGCAATAACCCAGATAAACAAGCCATAACAGGTATAGGCACCCCTGGTTATGTGTCAGATATACCACCCGGTTTTACAACACCCATGCCTGGAATTACAGGTGTAAGTACGCCAGATTCAACACAAACACAAATGCCTACTGGCCCGAATCAAATAGATCCAGTATTGCTACAACAAGCAACATCTGAGCAAGTAGGAGATCCATTACTTAGATCTTTATACTTCGGCACAGAAGACTCTCCAGGTTTCTACAATCAGTTACAACAAGCTGGATCAAACCTTATTGGCAGTGAAGTACCATTACAACAAACAGCTGGACTATCACCATTAGAGTTATTGTCTAGAAAACAAGCTGTAGCTGGACTTGGTGGTTTTGAACCATTCTTACAACAAAATAGAGACTTGGTAAATCAAGCTATATCACAATCAAGAAGAGCTGAAGAGCTACAAGATCCATACTATTCACAAGCAGAAGAGATCTTTAAAGATACTATGGGTGGTTATGATCCAAGTATGACACAACAGTTCTACAATCCTTATGAAGATCAAGTAGTACAACAAACTATAGATGATGTAATGAAGTCTGGTGACAAGCAAGATATAGCCTCAAGAGCTAATGAGATCAGTTCTGGTGCATTTGGTGGCAGTAGAGCAAGACTTGGAGCAGGTGAGCGTAGAGAGTCCTTAGGTAAGGGCTTAGCGCAAGCACTAGGTAATATAAGATCACAAGGTTTCCAAAGCGCACAACAAACTGGGTTAGGTGAATTTGCTAGACAACAACAAGCAAAAAGAACTGGAGCACAAGGACTTATGGGTATTGGTTTAGGCAGAGGAAGTGCTGCATCTAATCTAGGACAACAGTTAGCTGGCTATGGTGGTCAAATGAGTGGAATAGGCTCAACTCAAGAAGGTCTAAGAGCAGGTCAAAGAGGCGAGCTATCAAGATATGGTACTACTGGAAGAGGCATTGCTGAAACTGGTTTAGGTAGAATATTTGAACAGCAAGTAGGACAACAGTACAGACCAATGCAAACACTTGGACAGATTGGTTCTATGCTACCTGGTTATCAAGCATCTGGCTCACAGATTGATTCACAGTATGGTATGCCAACAGATCCAACAGCAGCAGGACTAGGTGCAGCATTTAGTGCTTATGGTGCTATGGCTCCAAGACAAGGACAAAGTTAATGAACTTTATGAATCGTAAAATGTTCGCAGGTGGTGGTGAGGCAGAAAATCCTTTTTACTACACAAATGCACAAGGAAATATAGAATACATAGATGAAAAAAAATTGTTACCTATATTAAGAACAACAGACATTGTAGCTTTAGAGGCCTTAATAGAGAATCCAGATGTTAGCTATAGTCCTGCAACAGAAGAAGTATTTAGACAAGTAGTAGGTGAAAGAAAAGTAAAATTTTCATCTACAGAACCTTCTTTGTTTGAATTTGGACAACCTTTACCAGATTATTTAACGCCTTTATCTGGTATAAGAGATGTAGGTGGTTTGAGTTTAGATTTTGCAGGACAAATTGGCGAAGGTTTAATCAACACACTAAGAGGTGTTGGTTCTGGGTTTTCAGAAAGATCATACGATACTCCTGATTTTGCATCAAAAGATATATTTCCTAGTCAAAGATTTCCTAATGATCCTACAACATTATCTGGAAGACCAGGAGGTGATGCTGGTTTTTTTTCTGGTATTGATCAGTCTGGAATAGCTAGGAGAGGTTATACAAATGAAGATTTGTCTAAAATTTTAAACAGATCTATGTCTGAAGTACAAGATTTTACTAAAGATATAGAGGATATTAATACCCCTACAGCTTCTCTTATAACAGAAGACTCTCCATCGCTTATTGATCAACCTAGTGTAATAGAAGAATTACCAACATTTACACCTGTTACAAGCGGAGAATCAGTAGGCCAACTATATGATATTGGTAGCGTTGGTCGTGCTGAACAAGAAGCAAGAAGGCTTGAATTTGAAAAAAATATAATTGATAAAGATGAATTTGGTTTTCCTTTAGTAGAGGGCAGATTGTTACAAGATCCAACTATTGCAAAAGCATTAGAAGATTTAACACCAATAGAATCTTTAGTCGATGTAGATAAAACAGAGACAGAATCATTATTAGAAACACAAGAAAAGTTTGATCCGAAAATTGATTTACCTACAGTAGATTTACCTGAACTTGATTTATCAAAAGTTGACAGAGATACAGCAAAAACACCACGAGTACCAAAAGAAACTACTGGACTATTTGGCTCTGACAGATTCTTAGACTTTATTAGAAATGTAGGTGGTGAGCTAGTAAGAACAGGACAAATGGGTGAAGGGCTTGCTTCAGGAGCAGCTAAAGCTGGTGAAGAAAGAGCAGCTAGAGACTTATTAGAAGCACAAGAACAGAAGAAGTTTGACAGAGAGTTAGAGATTGCTGGGGCAGTAGGAAGGGCAAAGGCTATTGCTGATAACAAACCGGACATAATGAAAGCAAAAGAAGTAGTTGAATATAATAATAAGATTAAAAGAGATATTACCGATTTTAAAGGCGGTTTAGCTGGTGTAGGGTTTGTTGATTATGCAATAGAGATAATAGTAGAAGCACAAGCGAAGGGTGAGCCTGTTGGTGGTCTTCAAGGTCTTTTTGCCCGTGCGGTAGATGCAGGGTTTGCTTTTGCTGGTATGGGAAAAGACTTCGATAGTCAATCAGCAGACTCCAAGGTTAAAGCTTTGACTGAAGTTGTGAAACAAAAAAATCTTCAGGCTATATTGGGCGAATCAGGAAGAACAATATCAGACAAAGACAGAGTAATAATTGAAAAAGTTTTTGGTGATTTATCTTTATTTGAAAATGTAGATTCAGTCTTAGGTAAACTCAGAGAATCAAGACGTGGATTAGCAGAATCAAATAGTGAGCGATATAACAATATACAAACTGGTAGTCAATTCTTAATGCTTCAAGGAGCTTATGGGCAAGATTTCTACACTAAAATGTTACCAAGTTTACAAAGCATACTGGGCATAGATACTTATGCTTCTCAGGCAGATACAGCAAGAGCTAGGTTTGGAGAACAAACAGGTGTTGGCGGAGCTGATTCACAACCAATTACTGACATTAATCTCTAATGCCAAGATTTAGAGTCAATATAGCTCCAGGTGTCTCACAAATAATGGACGCACAGACAGAAGACGAAGCAAGAAAAAAAGTAAGAGCAGAAATGGCTAAAGGTGCTGTATCGCCATTTTATGATGAGCTTTACTTTGATTATGAAACTGGTGTCAATCTACAAGATTTAAGACAAAAACTTGGTAGAGCTGAAAAATTGACAGAGGAAAATAAAGTTTTAGATCAGCTTTTTACCAAAGTAAAAAAATCAAAATCCCCTACAGAACAAGAAGACATAATGGAAAATGAAGTTGGTACTGCTGGTTATATAAGAAATACAAAAGGTCAACTTGCTTTAACACCTTACGGTTTGGAGTTACTTGGACAACCTGTACAACAAAGAAAATTACAAGATGGCTCAACTATCAATTTAAATACTATTATTGATGAAAATAGCTTCAACCTAAAAACTGGAGATGCGGCTGATTTAAGCGGTATAGCAGGGCCTGTAGTTTCAACTATAGTTGCTTTTATGCCTCAAACTAAAATTTTAAAAGCATTTACAACTTTGTTTGGCAAAAGAAAACCATTAGCTAATACTTTCGTGGCTGGTGCCGCTTCTTCTATTGGTAAAGGTGGTGAAGAATATCTTGACACTTTAGAGGGTTTTCAGTTACAGGATCGTGATGAGTTAATAGATTTAGGGATGGAAGAGTTTATTATCGGGTCTGCTGGTCAAGGTATATTTGGTGAACTGCCAGCAAAAGTTTATAGAATGTTTTTAGGCAAAAGAGCACCAATAGAAAATCAAAGAATTGTATATCAAATGTCTAAAAACAGAAGTTGGAATGATGTTGCAAAACTTGACGAAAGCCTCGGGAAAGAGGCAACTGAGAAAGAAATTAAAAAAGCTATAAAAGATGGCAAAGTTAAAAAATTTGATTATGAGTTTTCTCGTGGTGCAATACCATCACAAACAACTTTGGGCAGAATGTTGCCTGGTAAGTATCAACAGTTTGCTGAACAAGTTATTGGTAACAACAGAGATGTTGCTAATGCTGCAGCTTTACGAGCAGAGTTAGATTACATTTTAACTGGTATAAAAAAAGAAAGAACTGCACTTAATTCATATATGTCCGAGTCATCAAAAGAAGGATTAGATGAGTCAGTAAATGCTGCGCTACAAAAACTAAGACTTGACGAGCAAGATGTCACTACTGCTTTACAAAAATTACTTAAAGATATTGGAGCTGATGTTTTAGAAGTTAGTAACTATGGCAATGTACCTTCAAGGTTTGCTTTTGGTGAAACACTGAAAGATACCTTAAGTTCTGCAAGAGGAGCAGTTACAAGGGCTAGTGGAGAAAGATACAGAGCTGTAGATCAAAAGTTTTTAGACATAGCAAGTCCAGATAATGTAAAAATTGATGGCCGTGGTAATCCATTATTTACAGGGCCTAAAACAGAAACTGAAGCAAACAAAGCTAGAGTTATAAATAAGGCTATTAATGGAGTAATTCTTAAACATGTAAGAGTTGCACAAGATCTTGTTGCCTCATACAAAGACAGTGGTAATTTTTGGAAGTTAAAACAACCGGGACAAGAGATATCTGGTGGTCTTGTAGAACAATTAGATGGAATATTAGCTAATATGTCTAAAAGAGCAAAAGATGCTGTTGATGGCGATGCTCCAGGTATAAATCTACAAGAAATTAGAAACGATATAAGTAACATTAGAGATTTTACAACAGAAGTTATTGGGTCATCACACGAAAGAAAATTACTTACAGATGTTATGAGAACTCTTGATGATTACAACATGAAAAATGGTGTAAGTCTTAATAATGGTGACAGCATACTTACTGAACTTGCACAAGATGGTAATAAAGTAATAAATCAAGCATTGGCAAACTCTGGATTTAGGTTGATGCCTAAAGATGTAAAAGTAATAAAAAGAGCAATAGACGATTTAAGAGATGCAAACAAAAGTCATTTTGAAAGAATGCAACCTTTTGATACTTTAGAAATGGATAAACTTATTTCAAATGCAAGAAAGGGATCTATAAATGCAGACAAAGTTTATTCAGAAGCCATACTAAAAGGTAGTAATACACAACTTAACAACATATTTAAAGGTTTGCGTGATTATGACGAATACCTAGATAAGATTGGCAAAACTAAACTTAATGAAGCTGGTGAAAAAATAACTACTGAAAATTCTTTAAAAGCACAACTTAAAAACAGATTGTTTGCAGATGCTTTTCAAGGTGCGACAAAAGATGGTTTAACAGATGTAGACTTTACACAATTTGCAAGATCAATGTTGAAGTTTGATATGGAAAATGCAGGCAAGTTTGATTCTTTGTTTACTAACTCAGCAACAGGACAACAATCAGGAACTCGTGTACTACAGACAATTAATCAATTAAATATGATTAAGCCCAATTTAAAACCTCAAGCACTTAAGAACTTAGTCAATAATTTTACTGTTAAAAATGCAAGTCAAGGTCTTAATGCTGAAGCGCAAGGTAGAGCTTTTATTGATGGTCTTGAAGACTTGGCAAAAGCTTCAGAAGAAAGAGCTAGATTTGAAGCAAACAGGGCCATATCTCAACTACCACAAGCAGGTATAGAAGAAACAGTTAATAAAATATTTAGACCTGGATCTGCTGAGAACATAAGGTTATTAAAAGAAACATTAAAAGATACTCCTGAAGTATTTAATAGTATTCAACAAGCTAGTATGCAAAAGCTTTTAGCTAAATCTATAGACTTTAATGGCAAAGGTAAGATTACGGATTTATTTAAACATCAGAACCTCAAAACAGCTTTAGACTCTTATGGTGATGAAACTCTAGAAGCTATGTTTGGTAGAGATATAGCTAAAGGATTAAGAAACTTTCAAAAAGAGGTAGATGTATTGACTATAGGTGAATCTGGTAGAAGTGGCGGGGCTGGTGGTCTAATAGCTGCTGGTATTGCTGCTAGTATTGTTTTTGCTCCATTGTCTACTTTACCTGTATTAACAAGCTTGGCTTTAGTAAGAGCTTTATTTACAAACAGAACTTTTGTAAGTCTAATGGCAAAAACAGATCAAGGATCTATTGCAACAGCAATAAAACTATTTAATACAGCAGCTAGGCAAGCAGGATTAAGATATGTGGATGGAGAATTAGTACCTTTTGCTTCTGGAGCTGCTAACTTAATTGACCAAGGTTTAGGTTTAGGCGCAACAGCAATCGGTATCACAGATAATGATGTAGAAGGTGCAACTGACGAAGGATTCAACATGTTCCAACAACTGAGAAATCAAGTAACGGCACCAATCAAACAATTACCAAGTCTACCTGATGTTCAATCAACCGGTTTACCTGATGATCCTATGTCACAAGATCGTTTAGACTTTGCAGAAAAAGTAGCTGGTAGACCAATACTTTAATTATCCTCAAAGAAGGTAGGATCTACAGCGACAAACCTTTTAGCTGGTCTGCCTTTACCACCAATTTTTATCTCAACTTCTTGTATTTCGCCTGCATTCTTTAACCTTTCAATAATCTCTTTTACTTCATAAGACTTCATACTACGGAAAAGTTCATGTCTATCGACCTCACGTTTAGATATACCTTCACCATTCCTGGATCTAATAAAAGACAATACCTGTTTAATCTTAGATTCTGTAGCACTACTAGCCACCTTATCTCTACAAGCTTCTATAAAGACTAAATCGTAGTATCTTATAAAATCTACAGACCAACGAGTAACATCTCCTGTAATCATTGTAGCGTCAGGATGAGATGCCAAGGTGCATAACAAAGACAAACGCATAGCTTTCTCTTTAGAACGGCTTAGAAGTGGCTCTAGGTTATCTTTTTCAAGTATATCTTGTCTTTTAACTATCTCACGTGCAAAGTCTTGCAAGACCTCTTCTGATTCCTTATCAAACTTTAATACTATCTGATTCAAATCCATCTCTGCATTGTCTCTGGATAGATCACTCATAGATCCTCTTTGTCTTCTAATGTAATTTACCCAATTAACAATAGAGATAGGTGGTGATTTATATTTTTTTAACTCACCTACTCTTCTTGGTTCAGTAGACTCAACGACTACAAAACGATTTAGGAATCCGTCTGCAATCCTGCCACCATTCAAGGCATTGTAAAAATTCTTTGGTACTGACAGTCCAACTAAGGTTATGGCTGGTTTATGCGTTACCCTGCTCATCATTTGTTCTTTATAGTTTTCCTGCACATTCATTAAAGAGTAGTTATCTGGTCTTAATACACCATGACAACGACCCCATGCTTCCATAAGTGTTTGTATGCCATCTTCTTTATTAGTATTACCTGACGCACCTATTGCTTCTAGCCTTTTACCAAACTCATCCATAACAGTAATTTGTGTTGGCCTCATCTTTAAAACAGAATGCACAGCACCGCTTGATGTATAACCATCTCCTACTACAAGCTTTTCATGGTCACTAGCATTTAATACACTTTCTACAAATGTTTTAATATTTTCTTTACCCTGTCCAGACTTAGCTATACCCATAAAATACATAGATGAAAAGTTATTCATGTTAGTTCTATAGATACGGCCGCAGGTGACACTAGCTAATGCTAACGCTCCTATGAGTGATAACTCTGGTTGTGGTACTTGTGCTATCTCTTCACAAAATTCAAACATATCTTTTAGTAACCCTGGTGGATTAAATAAATCTTTAGGTTTTTGTATAGATTCTGTAGCTTGTATAAACAATGGTGCTATCTTATTTTTTCTATCATGTGTGCTTTTGACACTTTCAACTACCAAGTCTATTTCTTTTTGTGCTAATGGTGGATTGTTATTTTTGTTCCAGTTTTGTAGAAAGATCTTTACAAATTCTAAATTAACATTTTTAGAAATAAGGTAGCCAGCTATTCTTGCAGCCCCATCATTTCTTGATCCTTCCAGCACACCATCTAATGAAAAAGGTGCAGTTTGTATTCCTGTCTCAGTTTTAGGAACGCCTGTAATTTTTTGAAACTCAATTTCTGTAAAGTCTGGTAGATCATTGTGGTCAAATATTTTCCAATCTGTAAAAGTAACTGGTTTATATACTTGACCATTAGCATGTCTATTCCATGGTGCTATTATTAAGCCACCCATTCCTCTTATATCTATCAATCTTTCTATAGGAGTATCGTTAGTTCGTCTTGTAGCAAAGGTAGTATAATTTTGTGGATTGTTATAATAGTAGTGCATACCTTTACCAGTTATAACTTTAAATGGACAAGCAGGCAGATTCTTCTCAACCCAATCCATAGCTTCTGGAGAGTCAGCATCAACGACTACAAACTTACCGCAAACTAAAGCAACTTGAAGGTTGTCTCTGTCCTTAAACCATGATTCTACAAGGGTTCTATCGGGTCTAGTCTCTTTATACTGCTCCCAACTACCAAGGAAAGGTGGTGGTTTTTTGTTAGATCTTTGTAAGGGAACAACATTATAACCATCATCATAGTAGGCAAGTGCTTGCTCTAAGGATGTGTCGTCCTCAGTTACATTCAGCTGAAACACTCTAGGCTTCTGTTTCTAAAATTTGTGAGACAGATCCGTAAATAGATTCATAATCTAATCTGCCGTCAGTAGCTCGTATAATTTGTTTTGCTTGATTAATAGTAGGTTGTCTGTATCCATATCTCCAGGACTTACATGATGCTTCAGAACAATCAAACTTTATCGCAGCTTCTTTTTGTCCTAAAAATTCTATGTAATCTCTTAGCGAATACTTTTTAACCTTCCTGTCGGTGTGGTTTGGTTTTATTCCCATAGTTTCAAATTCCTTTAGTTTTTTAGTTGCTAGTGTTTTTGTCCTAAAATAATAATTGGCTTGCCATGTCTGATCTTCTTTGTTGACGTTCGTCATTACTTCTCCTTTTTTTCAACATATTGTAAAAATAATATTTTACATATTGTATCTATGTGTTATATAATATGCAAGTTAATTTTAATTAAAAGGAGATTGAGAATGGAATTATCAAATAGAATAGTATCTCCGCATAAGTTAGTTCAGAACCAAGGTGCAAAAATCTTGGTGTATGGAATGGCTGGAGCGGGTAAAACAACTTTAGCTAAAACTGCTCCAGGCAAGGTTCTTGTAATAAGTGCCGAGGCTGGTTTGTTATCTATTAAAGATGCAAGCAATGTGGAAGCTATAGAAGTAAAAGAAGCGTCTGAAGTTATGCAACTGCATGATGCTTTGAAGTCTGGAGAATTACAATATGACACTGTGTGCTTAGATTCAGTTTCTGAAATAAGCGAGATCTTATTGACATGGGAGAAATCTCGTAGCAAAGATCCACGAATGGCTTATGGTAATGTCCAGGAATCTGTAACAAATTTAATGCGTGCTTTTAGAGATCTAAATATGCACGTGTTATTTCTTTGCAAGGAAGATGTAGTAAATGATGACGGCGTTCTTAGACATGCACCAGCAATGGTCGGGACTAAGTTAGGAGCTAAAATTACATACTTCTTTGACGAGGTTCTTGCTTTACGAATCATTGAAGATCAAGATGAGGATGGTAAGAATGTGCAGGTTAGGTGGCTACAAACTACATTTGGTCAAGGCTATCAAGCTAAAGATCGTAGTGGAAAACTCGAAAACTTCGAGAAGCCAAATATAAGTGCTCTAATTGAGAAGTTAGGGTTTACGTTAATCAATGACAAAAAGGAGAAATAAATGTCTGATTTTAATGATGTAGAATTTTTTGATAATATAGAGGAAATGTCCTCGGCCGCAACTCTTGCGCCTGATGGAGAACATAATGCACAAGTTATTGCAACGGATAAGTATAAATCCAAAGCAGGTAACTGGACTTTGCAGGTTACGTATCAATTAGATGGCGGTAAGTATCGTGATCATATAGAGTGGTACAACCTTTGGGCTGCTAATGAAGACAACAAGCGTATAAGTACTGAGATATTTACTAGGCTTACTAAGGCTGTTGGCTTTAAAAAGTATCCAGAAGACCACGGTGATTTTGTTGGTAAGAGATTGATTATAAAGACTGAACAAGTTGATGATCAGTTTCAAGGTGATAATGGTGTTGTGAATACTAAGAAGACGAAGATCCGATTGTATTTGCCAGAAGCTGATGCTGACATGACTCCACCTAGAGAGGCAGTGCCACCTTTTTAAGTAAAGGTGTTAAAACTAAGGGGCGTTAAGCCCCTTTTTTAATGCAATCTTTTGCTTTTCCTTGATAACTTATTCTCAGTTCTTTGAAACGACCATTCTAAAAATTTGTCTACTAAAATATAAAACCTGTTCATCACAGGTTCACCATTTTATTACGGAGCCTGGTTAGATACCAAACTGCTTTGTCTATATCTTCTAGGTTAGCTTCTTTGTGATCTTCTCTATAAATATATTTAATTGAGTTGCCTTTACAATAACCTTTAAACTCTTCGGGAGTAAGCATGGCCTCTATAATATCAATACATTCGATAGAGCCTTTCTTATAGTGTGGTGGGTGGTTTACATTATCCGTCATTTTCTAGTTCCTTTAGTTTATTGGTAACTTTTGCACAAAATAAGTTATCTTCAGTTTGTTTTAGCATTTCTTTAAGCCAAACTATCTGCTCCTCATACTTAGCTATCTCTTTGTTTAATTCTTCATTCATCACTTTCTTCTCTGTAAAAACTACCAGTATCAAGATCTACAACGTTAGGACTGTTATAAATTGTAGTTGGTGCGCCATTTAATACTGCATTGTAATCTTCTAAGTAATCACTTAAAAAGTTCCAACCCATTTCCATGTCGGTATGATTCATTTTGAACAGTTTGTTTGCATAAGGTGGTTTCTTTTCTTGTGCAACAAATACAAAGTCATGTACTTCAAACCCTGCACTTTCAAAACCACGTTTATACCAAGCGGCCTGTAGATCATAAGAGTATCTTCTACAAGAGTTAGTAAAACCCTTTACAGAACAATCAATGGTAGTTTTGTAATCTACAAGCACTATAGCATTCTTTCCGTGTGGTTTATCAAATGGATTTAAAATTACATCTGACCTGGTTTTACACAACAAACCATTCTCGAACCAGTATATAGACACCTCGTAGGGTGAATCAAAGACCTGTGGATAGTCTTTATATGGGTTTAGATAGGCTTTAGCTTCTGGTACTAAACTGTTAGACATGCTATATATGGTATCTTTGTCCTTCTCATTAATAACAGTTAAACCTTTAGCAAGACTTTCCTGCTTTAAAGCTTTGTTACTAGCAGTGTATGGAGATCCGGTTATAGTTACTACATCACTAAAGAAAGCTCCTTCTCCCTCAACAATCAAGGAATGTGCAGCAGATCCAAAGTTCATAGCAGAGGTTGGCTCAATAACTTCTTCTAAAGCATGTAGCTGACTCTGACTAAACCTTCTAATGCTAGATGAGGATATTCCTGGACTACTGTGATAAAAGTTATTAGACATGTTAGGGAAATAATAAGCGTCTCCCACTACCACATGTGGCTGTTCTTCTAGTATTTGTGGTAACTTCATGAGGTATCCTTCCTTACAGTCTTTACAGCTTCTTTAACTAAATGCCTACCTTCTTTTACACTTGGCGCACAATCTAGTGCTACTTGTGTAAAGAAAGTTATGCCGAACCAGACTACTTCTGGTACGCCTAAGTCTTGTGCTTTTTCTGTTAGATCCAATAGATCTTCATAAAGTTCAGCACGAAGCTCGTCATGTTGATCTACTTGACTCATGATGCCTCCTTATTTTTTACAGCCAATTCATCAACTGCTAACTGTAGTTCTTTAATAGCAACACCACACTGCCATATATGATAATTAATCTTATCTTGTTCTATCTGTTTCTCTAAGTCTTCCTTAGATGGGTTTGTATAATTAACTACTTCGTCAATGATGTCAGATATAGTTACTTCTTTTTTACTCATAATTACTCCTATGTGTTTATAGTTTGTATATTAACTTATATTATGTATAATGTCTACAAGCAGTAACAAAGTAAATTACATAAAGTAACAAAGAGAGGTAAAAAATGGGTAGAACAAACGATTTATACATGATGATGAGGCTAGCTTATGAACAAGCTGTAGATGATTACAATAATAAAAAAACTGATTCAGTTCTAAAATCATACAAAAAATACCACATAATTAATGTAGGTATGGGGAGCTATGATCCACAAAACGAGCTAATGAATTTTTATAACGAGGATAATAGTTTAGATTCTATTATATGAAGGTACTAAGTTTATTTGACGGCATGAGTTGTGGTCGGATTGCACTTGATCAGCTTGGTATACCAGTAGAAAAGTATTATGCAAGTGAAATAGATAAATATGCTATTAAAGTCAGTCAGGCTAACTACCCAGATATTGTCCAAGTAGGGGATATTTGCAACTTAGATGCTAAAGATTATCAAGATGTAGATCTAATAATAGCTGGTTCTCCTTGTCAGGGTTTCAGTTTTGCAGGTAAACAGCTTGCTTTTGATGACCCTAGATCTGCATTGTTCTTTGAGTTCATTCGCTTATTAAAAGAAATAAAGCCTAGATACTTCTTGTTAGAGAATGTAAGAATGAAAAAGGAGTTCTTACAGGTTATATCCCAACAAGTCTCAGAGTGTTATCCAGAGATAGCTTTTGGCATAGAGCCTATTTTTATAAACAGTTCGCTACTAAGTGCTCAATCAAGACAAAGGTTTTATTGGACTAACATTCCAGGAATACAAGAGCCCGAAGATCAAGGCATAGTGCTTAAGGATATATTGGAAGATAACTTTAATAGTGAGAGGGATAAATCACATTGCATTGATGCTAACTACTACAAAGGTGCTAGTGTTGAACAATACAAAAAGAAATCAAGACGGCAGTTGGTCAATAAACCTATACAAGTAGGAACTGCTATTGATATTAACGGACATGACATACTTAAAAGAGTCTACAGCCAAGATGGTAAGTCTCCTACTGTAAACACTTGTCAAGGTGGTAACAGAGAGCCAAAGGTAGTTACAGGTGGCGCATTTCGAGGCAGAGCCTATGATAATAAAGGTAAAAGAATGGATAAAGACGGTATTTCTGTAGCAAATAAGACAACACAGATGCTTGAACTTCGTAAAGATGATAAGTCAAACGCTATAACAACAGTTGGTAAAGATAGTGTGGTGGTTGAAGAGTCAAAACTGCGAGAGAAGTCTAAAACAGTTAGATCTGGTGGCAGAGGATCTTATGATAGGCATGAATGGGATAGTGTTGACGAACTACATTGGCGTAAGCTTACTCCTAAAGAGTGTGAAAGATTGCAAACAGTCCCAGATGATTACACAAACCATGTGTCTAACACACAAAGATATAAAATGCTTGGTAATGGTTGGACAGTTGCAGTTATCAAACATATTTTTCAGAATATGGATTATGAAGGTAACAAAGCTTAACAAGGTCAAGTGTAGTATCTGTAATGGCTACATCAAACCTGTAAAGAACAAAGACGGTCAGGTGGTTTGGGAGCATGGTAATAATGCTGAGCCTATTAATCAAGGCCGTTGTTGTGATGATTGTGAATGGGCACAGGTTATACCAGCTAGGTTGAAGTATTAGCTTTTGTTTAAATTATCGTGGTAAGATGCGATATGCCAAAGATTGTTGAAATTAAAGACAAGATGGGTAAGCCCTCACTCCAGGAAGTAATACACAGATTAGATACTATGTTTGATCACATGGTTTATCGGGGTGAAGATCGTCTTAATATAATCTTAGCAAGTTTAAGTTTTTGTATCTCACAACTAAGTTTGGAGTACAAAGATAAAGATCTTGCAGACTTGGTTGATGAGCTTTTAGCACAATATATTGACAATACTGCTAACAAATAGATTATTGTCTATTATTGTCATAATGTCATGACAGCTAAAAACATGATAAGAATAGGCTTTTGACGATTATTGTATTTTTTTCATTTTTGTCACAAGGGAATGAAAGAAACTTACTAAATATATGAGATACTACTTGACTAGTTATAGACTCTTCAAGTATCCTCACAATACACTTTAGGGTAAAGTGGGGGTAGGTATTATTTAAAACTTACTTCTACTCTAATATGCACAACATGGGATATAGAAAAAATAACTTAGAATATGAACCTATAATCTCTTCTGAGGAAGAAGCTCCCATAGAGTATTGTAATCTCGACAACTCCCTCAACAGACGACAACGCAACTTTATCTGGATCTCAGTTAATAATCCAAGACTATCATTAGTGGAATGTGCCTACAAAGCCGGTTACACATCACCTCGTCAGGCCGCAAACAAACTCATGAACAAGCCTATTATTCGTAAAGAATATAACTATCTTATGAACGAGGCCAAGAAGAAGTACGAACTCAATTATGATCGGGCAGTCCAGGATCTTTATGATATTCGTGATAAGGCAATGGAGGCGGGGTCTTTTAACGCGGCCATATCTGCCCAGAACTCGCTTTTAAAAGTCGGGGGCTTAATTGTAGATCGTAAAGAGGTAATGTTTGGCAAGGTGGATCAAATGAGTCGGGATGAAGTAGAAGCCAGGTTATCGCAGCTGCTGGGTAATGTTGTGGAGGCTAGTCTAGAAAATAAATCACCGGATCCAGTCCCGGAACAAATCCAAGAAGATATAGATACTATGACTGATAAGGAAGAAGAAGAGAAATTTGAGGAAGGTTGGACTGGTAAAGAAGAAAAGGCATAACTAATTTTTGAGAGGAGTTGAGAAGTAATCTGTTAAATCAAACTATGCCTTAATCGGAATATAACAAATTACTTCTAATTGTACAAGGTTTTAGTTATTCGTCTGGTGCTACAGGCTCACTCAGTAAATAGACTATGATATAGATTGCAATGGTAATGTAGAAGGCGGTATCAACTGACATCAGATACCTCGTTAAGTTCTTCTATGCTAATAAATTCGTCTAAGTGGTAACTATGTTTATTCATAAGAATAAGATTTACATGCTTAATCAGATCTAAAAGATTATCAGCTTCAATAATACCTTCTTCTCCTGTTACAGTTTTCCATTTATAATGTTTCATTAGTCTTGCTCCTTTTTATAGCCAAAATATTCTTCAACAGTTTCAATAAAATTAATTGTTACTATTCTGTCTTCTTCTTCCATTGGATCTCCGTCATGAATACAAATACTCTTACCAATTAAATCTTTAGGCTTTTGTATATCTTCATATTCTCCAAATTCAAAACAGTTCCAAATTTTTGAGTCCCAATCTGACATTCTCGGGTTATGTATATGGCAATAACCATTTTCTACAAAATCATTATATTCAGCGTTAAAATCATCATCAGCTAAAGCTACTAAAATGCCACCACTTCTAAAGTGTCCGACTTTTCCAACTGTTTCACAACCAATAACTAGACTGTGCTTTTGTTTTTTAGATTCTTCAATCATTGTTTTGCTCTCTATCAAGTAAATCAGAAAAGTTAATCTGTATTACGCCAGTACCAGGATGGCAGTAATCATCATACTCATCTTCATACTCGTCAACAAAGCCAATCCCAAACTCGCACTCTAATGGATCTAAGATCTTATCTGCATGGTTGCCACCATATCTAAACAGATCAATTACATTGTCGTTATTATCAGTAGCGTAATGGATACAATGTCCACCGCAGGTAAAATAAGTTTTATCCTCATCTTCAACAACAGTAAACTCTTGGTCTTGTAAGCCTACGCTATCCTTGATTTTTTGTAATGGTATTGGTTCGATTGGTCGGTAATATGTTGACATGATTAAAATCCCTCTCTATATTCTGTAAATAATTTACAGGTAAAGTTTTCTAAATCTATAAGGCTTTCTTCAATAGTTTCCCAATTCCTAAAGTTATTACGCAGTTCTTGTCTTTCTATATCAATAGCTTTAAGTATTTCTTTTTCTAAATTATTTATGTTCATGATTAAAATCCCTCTTTGAATAAATTAAATAAAGCATGCAAACGCCATTCAGATAAATAACGTAAATGCTTTGGTATTGGGTTTGGATATTGGTTGTTCATGCTGACACCTCTTGTCTTGCAAGTACAGACCATAAAGGTTTTAAGTAACTTGCTTTTCTGACTGGTGCTTTACTAACAAGCCATTGATTATCTTTATAGATATAGATCCATTCAATATCAAACTGTACATCTTCTAGATAAGCGTCTAAGTTTGGATATGTAAATGGTTTATCTTTGTGGACTCTATCTTCAATGGACTCTGCAACAGTCTTTTTAAGACTAGAAAAATAGCCTTGATTAACAAGGTCTTGTGCTTTCTTGGTGGTGTTGTAATGGTCGTTTAATAGTTGACCATTGTATTCCGGGTATCCATCATAATGGCAGTAAGCTACTACTACCTCTCCGTTTGGCTGTTCTACAGCTATATTACTTCTTGTTCCCATAATTACTCCTTTTATATGTATGGTTAATAAAGTGTGAGGCTTTGTTTATAATCTCGTTTGTTACTTTCAAAGGTTTTTAAGCTTTGCCGACTATATAGTAGTTTGCTGAAAGTAGAGTACAGGTATCATTTAATAGCTTACCTCTTCTATGTGCTAACCTCACTATCTAATGATACATTATGTATCTAACATGTCAAGCATTATAGTCAACATAATGTAACTAATTAATATAATGTAATGTATTTATATGCAGGGATTTTGTAAGTTAATCGCATTACCCTTGTCTCTTGATCACTCGCTAAATAAAAAAGCTAGACACAATGGCTTAACAGTCGGGTCGGTAGTCGGGGTGTCGGGATAATCAATCGGGTCAGGTTGTTGTAGACCATACACACAATATAACACACAACAACACAGTCCAGGAATAGATCCACCCGGTAATTAGCTGCGGATCTGGGCTATATTAACTAGAGTTGCAATTTGTACCCATTATGATATATTAAATGTTCAATCTATTTATAAGGAGAAGTAATGAGAAGATTTGAACAAGACGCAATAGTCAATCAAATGATGGTAGGACTATGTATTAGAACAGAGGCTGCAATGGTCGTAGCAACGAAAGAGAAGAACTATAAGGATATGAAAACAATAGCTCTGTGGTATAAAGACATGGCTGATATTAAGCAGGGCATAGCTGACAAATTAGCTATAGCTTTGTTAGTGCCATACGACCAGAAGATAGTAAAGGATATAGTTACTAAGATATCTAATGAAGTATCGTTAAAGTAAATAACTAAACCTAACTACCAAGCCCGACCTAGTGTCGGGTTTTTTATGTCGGGAGTCGGGCTGTCGGGATTACTTGCCAAGTGCAGGAACTAACACAAACATAACACACACAGGATAAACCGGGTTGGATCTCCGGGAAGATCCCCAGAAAAACAATATGAATGATGTGTTGACATTTTGTAGACAGTTGATATAATTAGGGTACGTTAAGTGCATTACTTATCTGACATGTAGGGAAGACTCAACAACAAAGGAGCAAATTGCTCACAGCCCAATGAGGCACAGAGAGATTCCGCGAGTATAAGTAACCACGAGTTAAAGCCCGTTCAGTCGGGCTTTTTTTTATGTCGGGATTCGGGATAAGTTTGTCGT